GGCGGCGGCGGGGCCGGCGCCCGCGGGCGGGGGCGGACGAGCCGAGCACGGCGCAGACGAGGGTAACGATGATGGTCTTGGTGTCCATGTGTTCTCCTTTCTCGCCCTCGGGCGGCTGTTATTCTTCCACGTCCCACGCCTGCGGGTATTCTGCGAGACTATATGCTGTATCCTGGTTCGCTTTGGTGAACTTTCCGTCCTGCACTGCCCATTCACCTGCCTTGTACATGTCGTGCGCGCCCGTTGGGTGTACGAAATTCCGCGCCGTCTCGCGTGACGTGCCGTGGTAGGGTCTGTTGAAGGTGAACCATGCAGAGCCACCAGGAACAATATCCGGATATACTGCATTGTCGTAATTCTGGAAGCATTCCCATATATCTCCGCCTACAGAGAAAATGTCTCCGGCGACGTGTTTGCCCGGCGCCCATTCATCGTAGAGCGCCGAACACATAATGATTTCATCCGCCGTTGTGGGCTGCTTGCCCGCCATGAGCAGGCGCACGGCGTTTGCCGTGGAAACGGTCAGATCATACGTCACAGGCTGGACCGTGACCGGCTGCGGCGTTGGGACCGGCGTATTCGTCAGCAGCCAGCTTCCGTCCCGGATGTCCTGCCGGAGATAATCGATCGGTACGAACGTCCGCAGCTCGAAGCCGTTGTCCGCGAAGACCCAGACGGGACCGGTCAGCGTCGTCACCCCCGAAAGAGAATCGCCCGTAAACCGGACCGAGCCGGAGGTGCTGTATACCCGGACGTTCGCGTAGGTTTGATTGTTGTGTGTGATGTACATAAATAACCCCCTAAATCAATTTTCCGTGATGGTGCAGGTCGGTGTCCACACAACGTTGCCGTTTCCGTCATATGTTTTCTTTTGTTCGAACAAAATGCGTGTGTTTGTTGTGGCTACAAATTCGTAAGTACCTTCTTTTTCGTTTGATACAGTTACACCGTTCAAAATAACGTTGCCGCGGCTGTTTCGTGCCTTATATGATATGGTGATCGGAACTTTACTTCCAGAATGAAACGTCAGTGCTGCAGCATCCGTTAGTTTTTCGCCGTTAACTACGGCATACATGGAATAGGTACTGCTGTAAGAAACAGGGACGCTCAGAATTACCATGAATTTGCTGGGAAGTCCCCTTCGTAAAAACATTCCCATTGATGCACCCCCTAGAAGCAGAAGCAAAATGGCACGCCAAGCGCAGCGCCGCCCCGGATAGTTCCCTTAGTGCCGGCGGATGATACGAAGATAAAATTTGTGGTGCCGTTTATAGACGGGGAACGTGTCCACCATCTGGATTCCGCGCCGTCTAGCATTTTTATTTTGCTTCCGTTTTCTTTGTAATACTGATATTGTTTACCTTCGCCTGGCGCGGAAGAATCAACATCACCAAACACTTCCACATCGCTTGGAAAAAACAGTTTGTCTGCCGTTGTTACGATGGTGGTGCTTTTGTTGCCCGCAGATGTCAGTTTATTCACATTCTGGATGCCATTTTGCACTTCCAGCGGCAATTGAACCAAGATGGCAGGAAGATGTGTTTGCCGCATGGCGCAGCCAGCCCAACCGTTTCTGTTTGTGTTGCTGCCCTCCATTTCGTTTTTTCCGTAGCAGTCGTGCAACTGGAAGGTAAACGGGGCTTTGCCGAAGCCATCGGAATAGTCGTCGTGATTGATACCGATAATGTCAACCAGATAGTCCGTGGAGCCAATCATCATCGCCTTCTGATCTCCAATCTTCCACGTTGAGGGGACAACCTTTTTCTGGCAGATAGCAATGATCTGTTCCCAGGTATTATCCGAAAAATTTGCCTCATATGAAGGCTTAATTCCAGTAAACCATCTTGGGCTCCTTCCGCTCATCCGAACACCACCACCTTCACGGGGACATTCACCGTCGGCGCTTTGCCGATGCACTGCGCGGTCAAAGAGTTCGCGCCTGTCTTATAGTTGTGGATGAGCGCAAATCCTTCCAGCAGCGCCGCGTCCGCGTCCGGGTCCGTGCCGGAGAGCGCAACGTCCCATTGCGGATCTACGTCGTAGGACGCTTTCAGTCCCGTGATCACGATCGTCTGCGCCTGGTAGCCGTGCGAATCCGCAGCCCAGCCCGAGGCAAGCAGTGTGCCGGTGTACTGTTTTATGTTCATAGGCTCATACACTCCTGTAATCAGCTCGCCCGCCGCGTTGTGCGCCGTCTTCCCCTTGAGAAGCGTCTCCGGCGTTACGGTGTCGGCGGTCAGGTCAAGCTTGACTTCGCCGTTCAGGGCGACTTTGTTTACTGCCATCTCAGCCTCCGATCTGGAGCGTCTGCCCTCCTGCGGCGTTGTCGGTGTAGGTTACGGGAATCGCCGCGACAGTCACCTGCGACAGATAGTCATACGTCTCATCCGGCGTCACGACTTGCTCGGCAAAGCTCGGCGTGACGTTTTTGTTTGCCTGTGCCTTGACCGCCTCGCCGCCGTAGCTGCCCACCACGCCGAGAATGGTAATGCCGGACTTGATATTGCCGGGAATGATCTTTGCTTTTTCTGTCGCCTTGATGCGCGCTTTGCCGGAGCCGTCGTGGAAGCCCATCGGAATGGCAGGTTCTTCGTCCTTGTCGGCAATGTCCAGCGTCTGGCCGCCGTTATCCGGCATGGTGCCGGTCAGCTTCGAGCCTCGCGCGTAAAATGTCTTATCCTTGAGCACCTCCGCCACGGCGGCGGTCGCGTCCTGCGAGTTTACGTCAAACTCGTTCGAGCCAACGATCGGCGCGCCGGACTTGTCGTGCGCGGTGACGCCCTTTTTGAGATCGCTCGGGACGATGGTGTCCGCCGACAGGTCGAGCTTTACCTCCGTCCCCACAACGATTTTGTTTACGTACTTGTTTGCCATATGCTCACTCCTAACTATTCATATATTCGTCGCCCATTATAAGCGTCAGCCCACCGGCGGCGTTGGATACTTCATACTGCGGGATTTTTGCAACGTTCACGTCGCGGGACAAAAGCCGGTTTCTGGTCGGCAGCACCACCGGCTCGTAAGTCTTCGGCGTTACGTCGTATACGCCCTCATACGGCTTGCTATCTCCCGTGTAAACCACCTTCGCCGGGGCGATCTTCATCTTGATCTCCGGCTGGGAAAGCGTCATTTTAATCATATCCCGCCTCCTTGAGTAGGTCCTTGACCGGCGTCGAGACAATATCCGCCGCCTGCGGATTGCCGTCCGCATCCGTCAGCGCCAGCTGGAGCCGTGCGCTCTTGCCGGGGTCGAGCTGCATCGCGTCGGCAAAGGGGATGATGACAAGCAAATGCGTCTGATCTACGACCTGCGGCGCGTACTCAAAAAACAGCTCGCCCTGCTTGAGCCAGAACTGGAGCTTCGTTGCCTTCGTCAGATCCGCGCCCGTCACTTCCACCGAAAGCGCATTTTGAATTTTTTCGCGCATGGTATCACCCTCCTAGTTTTTGCCACAAGCCAATCTTAATCAGCGCATTTACAACGTCTTGCAATGCTGAAATCTGGTTGGAACTGTTGATCGTTGTGTAAAAGGCATACTGGCGGACTGTCTCAGATGCGTCGTATAGGCTTAAAAAATGGTTTGATTTTGAATTTAAAGCACCAGCGTAAAGAGCCGAAAAACGGTTATTTTCTGCACCAAGTTTCACATTCCCAGTCGGGACAAGGTTTCCGTTTTCATCAAGTGTGATTTTGTAGGACCCGTTAACAAGCTCAGAAACTGATGCGGAAGACCCTCCACCGCCGGTAGAAGGAGCGCCGACCACATATTCGACAACATAGCTTCCGCTGATCCTTGCAACTTTCACGCGATCTCCAGACTGAAACGCAACAGAAGTGTTGCATTTGTAATGCTTCTTCGTTGCTGTGGTCTGCCCATCAAAAATCAAGGTGAGTCCGTCTTCAAAGACAGCATCAACCGTAGCGAGCTGGGCATCAGATGGCAGGTCTTCTTCAATGGCAGCCGCTTCTGTAATTCCATCAATCATGCAATCACCGTCCTTTTTGCTGTGTGTTTCATAAATTCGCCTGGCGTCATTGTGATGTACCAGGCGGTTTCCTCGAAAATCCCGCCCATGTCCTTGTGGCCGAGAGACAGAATATCGCCCGCGCCGTGTCCGCCTTCGGCCAGCGTCTCAAACGTTACAACCCTATGGCTGAACAGGGACTGGAAGCATATGTCGTCCACATAGGCTTGCAGAGCCTCCTGCGAGGCGATGTTGTCAACCTTGAGTAGCTGCGTGATGCGCTGGCCGCGGCGGAAAACAGACGTTGCGCTGGACGGATTGTTGTTTTCTGCCCTGGCTACCAGCGGAGCTTCCAGATCCGGATTGCTGCAAATGGCGACGAAGACGTTCGGTGCGCTGAAAACGTCAAATTCCTGCGTCAACTCCGGAGAAACGGGCGCACACAGAATTACGTCCTCTGCACTGTACGACCATTTGATATTTGCGGCGGAGGCCTGTGCGACCGGCTCCAGATGCGCTACACCGTTGCCGTCAAACCAGATCTGCTTATAATTGATCTCGTCCAGCAGTTGGTTGACGATCGTCAGATACGGAGTGCCTTCCTGCCAGTCCTCTCGGTCAGTTTGCAGAATAGCGTCGGTCGGTGCAGCGACCACAAGGCCTATTCCAGCTTCAATAAGAAGCTCCTCTATTTTGGTGAGATAGGCAGTCCCAGCTGGGATGTGCATAATGCCTTCCGTCGTCATGGTCTGAAGCATCCAGCACCGGTCATAGGCTTCTGCTTCTATCCAATGGCCGCTTGCGTCTTCCTGTTCTGTGAGCGTCGCGATGCGGAAAACGCCAAGCGGCGCCCATTCTCCATTTATACCGATCCATGGCTGCAAGTCATCGGCAATGTAATCGACAACTGGGTTGTGCCGGAACGTGCCGGACAGGCTGCCCTTTATATCTCCGGTCGTGTCAATATAGACGTTCGGCGGGGATTCTTCCGACCACAAAAGCTCTGTCAGCTTTGCACCATTGCGCAGTACGTCGATCCTGTAGGATATTTCCCGCTTCACAGCTGCACCTCCTCGCTGTAGTCGATCTGCTGCACGGTGAAGGAAAACGTTGTGACGAACCCGTCATGGTCTTTTTGCAGGATGTCCAGATACCCGACGACCATGTCTTCTGTCGGCGTTTTCGCGCAGACGAGCCGCCCGACCAGAGCCTCCAGCGCACGGATATCTTCAGCTTCCGTAAAGGCCGCTTCGATCGTCAGTGCGTCGGTGTAGTTGCCGCTGACCTCGGCATAAGGGAACTTGACCCCGGACAGCGCGAGATAGCTGACAGTCCGGGTGCGTTCCCGGGAGGTCTTCCGGTTCGGCGTCGCGGCATACGGAAGACGGATCCACACGCCGGTGTCCAAGTCTGACACCATTGTCGTCGGCGGGATGACCTCAACCGAGACCGGTCCGGAAATGCCGTAGTTCCCGCTTGACGTATAGCAGCCTCGTACTTGATATGTCACCGGTCCGATACTGAGCAAGTCAGAATAGGCGCGTTGCACGGTCCTCGCCACCGGATGCCCGTTTCGATACACCAAATAGAAATCATAGTTTCCTGTCGTATCCCACTCCAGCGTCGCAATGTGTGATGTTCTTGCACTCAATAAGATGGCTGCTCCCGGCGTGTTAACGACCTGTAAAGCAGCATCACCCCACTCTGACCATAGCCCATATTCATTTTGCACGCGGACTCTGATCGTATAGTTCCCATCATCTAGGTACATCGGGGCTGACCATTGCTGGACGGTTCCGTAAATTGTGCCGCTCTCATAAATTCCGATTACTTCCACCTGTGCCGCCTGCTGCCCGCTAGTCTGCCACGACACAGCCGGCTTTGCTCCCGCTGTCAGTATCTGAACGATCGGCGTCGGCGGGGCAGATATTACTACGATCTGCGCTGCATCGCTCCAATCGCTTGCCACGCTGTCCGCGTTATATGTGCGCACACGCCAGTATTTTACGCTGGACGTGATCGTCCCTGCTTGGCATTTCCACTGCGTTTCCGCGCCTGTGACCGTCGCCAGCGGCTCCCACGTCTCGCCGTCTACACTCTTTTGCAGTTCGGCTTTGCTCTGCGCCGTTCCGGTTGAAATAATGTGTTCCCACATAAAGAGATTGTCAGCCGACGCATCGACAATCGTATTTTGCGGGCTAATTACCTTCGCCTCCGGTTTGACATCGAGCGTTGATAGCGCCATCCATTCCGATGTTGTCACAATGCCGGAGTTTGCCGTCACAGCAACCTGCCATTGGATTTCATCTGCGGTGAATGTGTTTGCCGGAACGGTCACGCTTCGCGACTCCCCGGCTACTGAAATTTCGTGGATACTCCCGGAATCCCCAGCCCTCCAGCGAAAAACAGCAGATGCTTGCACTACTTCTGGATACGTTAGAGACGATCCGAGCGCGAGCCACGAAAACCTGTTGTCCTGTTTCTTCGAGATTGACCCGCTTGCCGGTGTGCAATTCCTAATCGTAACGCCGACTGTCTCGCTGTCATCAACCTCTACCGTTAAGTACGGGCGCAAAGACCCTGTCGTCCGGATATACGCGGAAACATCTACATACCACTGCCTTACCGCAGCACCGCAATTAAGCGCAAGCCCAGCAGAAATGCTGTCGTCCGTGACCCAACCACCATTTCTAACTTTCTCCCCGCTATTTCCGGGAAAACGTGCCAGTACTCGCTGGTTGTTGTTGTATGTTATCGTTTCAACATCTACTGGCGCAGCGAGGTCCTTAAACACTAGATTTGCCGCCGGACCGAGGCTTGTTGCCTCTGGATCAACTATTTTGCTTACATACACAGCTATACTGGATTCCGACGTTATTCTTTTGTATTGCATGCTCGCTGGAAGATCTTCAAATGTTATAACGAGGCAATCATCTACGTCCAGTATTGCCGGGTCTGATTGGTGATCGTTCGTGTTCCTGCTTGTTTCGTTCAGAATCGCGAATCCCTTAATGTACACCTTCGCGGTTGACATCATTTCACCCCCATTCTGCTTGATCTGCGCTTGTTGTCTGCTACTCTGACAACGTCATTAAACGACTTCACGTCCTTTGCGTTGATCGTCACATAAAACGTATCTCCGCCGATGGCCCGGCGGCTTTCCTGCGCGTTGGATATCTGCGTTCGTTGCGGAAGATAAACCAATTCCGGTCCATTTTCGCCGACCCACGTTACGCCGCCAATAAAGTTATCTGTGCCCGTGGCGTGGCCTTTTCGGTTCAATGCCGCGATTGCCGTGGCACGTATTGTGCTTGCTGCACCCAGCCCTCCGACTAGGCTTGTAATGGAGCTACCGCCGATGCCCATACCGCCTAAAACGTTAGACAACCCGCCGCCGAAGTTGCTGGCAAATTGATTGACCTTTGAGAGCGCATCAGCGACAGCGGAAATAGCACTAGCTAATGTTTCAAAGATTGGCTTAAGCGAGGACGCTGCGTCAGCAAGCCCAGACAGGACAGGGGACAGAGCCGACGCAAGATCAAGCAGAGAACCGAGAAGATCAATGATGCCGCTGTCTGTAGCTGCATCTGCAAGATCTGTGATGATACTCTCAAGATTTTGGTAAAACTCCGTCAGATATGGCGCGAACTCTTCGGCAAGTTGGTTCTTCGAGGCTTCCTGACTTAAAAGCATATGCTGGTAGGCATCGTCAACCTGAGTCAGTGCTTTCAGCGTATCTTCGCTCAGTACGTAGCCGGTGTTGTGCGCTTCTTCTGCGTAGGCTTTCAGAACCTCGCTGCCGCGGTTGATCAGTGGATTGAAATTTCGGGCGGACTCGCTGAGAAGATCCATTGCGGTTGCATCACGCTCTGTTTTGTTGCGCATCTCGCCCAGCGCATCAATAACCTCGTAAAATACATCGCTTGCGTCCCGGAGCTCACCGCGCGAGTCTGTGACGCGAACGCCAAGCCGGCCAAATGCGTCGGCTGCGTCGGCACTGCCGTCTCTGGCCTCCTGCATCTTGTTTGTGATTTCCTTGAGGCCGTCGCTGAGCTGGTCGGTAGAGACCCCGAGAAATTTCGACATGTAATCGAATTCCTGAAGCTCGTCGGTGGACTGACCAGTAACTTCCGATAGGACGAGAAGCTCTTTCGCCGAAGCGCCCGCTTCCGTGGTCAGGCTGACGAGCTTTTTCTCCACGCCGACGATTGCTGCCGCAACGCCTGCGAAGCTTCCCACCAACGCAGCCGTCTTGAGATCGACATCGCTGATCCCGTCCATTGTCTTTTTGAGCCCTTCCGGCAGGCTGAAACCTAGCTTGTTCGTAAGCTGGTCGACAGTGCTGCCAAGACCCATCGTCTCGCGCTGCGCGTCTCCGGCCTTTTGCCCCATGGTTCCTATATCGTCGGCAGCATCGGTAACCTTCTCAGCTGCCGAATTCGTCTGCTGCCCAAAATCGTCCATTTCACCGGACAGATTGTCTGTCGCGTTTTTTGCCTCTTCCAGCGCAGTGTTATTGTCGTCAAGTGCGCGCTGCATCTGCTTGAGCTTGGTCTCAGCTTCAATGAGGCTCGTTTTCCAGTCAATGGTTCGCTTATCGGCTTCTTTGTAAGTCTCCGTAGCATCTGCAACGACTTCCTTCAGTTTTTCGACCTTTTCCCGCTGTGTCAGGATTGTTCTCTCAAGGACATCGTTTTTTTGCGTCAGCGCCTCTACGCTGTCAGCGTTGTCGGCAAAATCCTGCTCCGTGGCGCGCATCTCCGCGCCTAAGTTTTTAAGTCCGGCGTTGATTTGGGCAAGGGCGGCGCGATATTCCTTCTCGCCGTCCATTTTGACTTTTGTGTTAATGCCGGGCGTTGCCATCAGCCGCCACCTCCCATCAGGTACTGTGCCAGCGACAAGCGCGCAGGCTGCTCCGGCGCATTATGCGCACACCGGCTCGGCGTGGCCATGGAGAAATACTCTCTGTAGATAGCCATGCACCGCGCCGGTGTCATCCTGCGCCAAAAGACGGTCTCGTCGTTTTTCAGCACATTTACCCAGATATTCAAATACCAGGCGAAGTTGATACCGCCGCTTCTTCCTGCCTGGTCTCCGCGTTTTTTTCGTCTGCCGAGCTGTTCTCAGCCTCTGCGTCCCGGACAGCGAGGATCGCCATGCGCATCACGTCCGGCGCGAGCCGCTCGATCGTGCCCAGGGACAGCCGTCTTCCGAGCTGCTTTTCGGTGTATTGGATAGCGAAGCCCTTTTCGTCCACCCATTTCTGCTCGTCAGCGTAGTCGTTGAGCATCGCGGCCAGCAGCTGCAAGACCGACTTGAGCGTCCGCTTGCGAGACAGGATGGGGCTGAAATCGCCGCCGTTGATCTCCTGCACCTCGGCCAGCACGTTGTTGTTGCAGCGAAGCACCCAGTCGCGCCCGTCAAAGCGCCACGCGACCTCGCGCGGCTTAATATCTTCCATGCTCAACCTCCTGCCACGTCTGTGGCTGCCGTCTTAAAGACCTCGTCGCACCACGCCTTGGCGTCGGCTTCGCTGTCAAGCGTTGCGACTTCAAGCAGGTCGCCCAGATCATCGACCAGGAACTCGCCGGTCGTGGTGGGCGTCTGGAAGGCGATGCTGTCGCCCATCGTCTGTCCGTTTGTCGCGGGTGGTCCAAAGAGCACTTTCCGGGCGAAGACCGCCGTGAATTTCTCCACGCCGTCGATCATGTCCGGCATGTAGAAGCTCCATCCGACATACTTGCCGGTCGACTTCTTGCCGAAGGTCAGGCTCTTGACAGTGGAACTAGCCACGGTGCGCTGTTTTTCGTACGCGCCGTACATAAGCTTCTGCGCTTCAGTCGGGATATACTTGACGCCGGCGGTCGCCGTGCCGCCTGTGGCTTTCTTCATGTACTCTGCCAGAACGGACTCAGCGTAAATCCGTCCTTCTGCAAAGCGCATCTCAAGGCCTACGGTCATCGCGTCGCCCATGGAGACGGGCGTGTCGTACTCCGTGCCTTCGCCGGTTGTTTTTTTCTTATACTCTGCGACTTGCAGGTATCGTAAATCAAATGCAGGCATGATTGCCTCCTTTCATCGATTGCTGTTGATAATTTCTGCTGCCTTGTCAGTCATGGCTTCGTTGACGCGCTTCCATGTCGCCTGCACGGCGTTCGACCAGTAGTAGTCCGCCGGTATCTTGCCGCCGGTCCTGCGACCATAGTTGAGGACAAAGCCCTTTGTGCCGTAGCGCTGGCCGCGGCTGTCCTTGCCGGAGATCGTAACGTACATGTACGGCACGCCCCGCTTGTCGCGCGAGACCTTCCGCGCCTTCGTGAAGTGCTGGAAGGTCTGGCCGGTGCGGCGCTCGGAGCGGTTGTTGTGTCCGGCTTGGACAAAGGCGGACTTCACGCTGCTGAGCATGATCTCCGTGCCGGTGGACAAAATCGGCTTGAGATTTTCGTCGGTAAAGAGATCTGCCTTCTGAAGCTGCCGGACAGCCTCCTGAATGCCGTCCTGCGCCTCTCTAATGTCAAGCTGCGCCATCAGATCACCTCACAGGGAATGTCCGAGTAGTAGGTCATCGTCTCCTGGTCAAAAGACTGCTCGCTCTGGCCAATGGCGATGTGCGCGCTAGCCAAGGCTTGCAGCACCTCTGCGGTCAGCGTGTCGCCCTCCGTCTGCGTGGCAACGGTCACGACGCACAGGCCGACCGTTGCAAAGGGTATCCCGTCTGCGTTCACGCTGCGCACGCCCGTCGGCGTCCAGACAAGAAAACGGGTGAGGGGAGAGCCGTCCGGCGCGCGCTCCGGCGCTTGCACCTTATACACAGCGCCGGGAAGCACCGTTTCGAGAGCCTGTTCAATCTTGGAGTATCTCATATTTGCCCTCCGGCTCTGCGAGCGATAGCGTTGTGATCGGCAGACCGTCGGAGTCGTAGCCGCGCTGCGCCTGATCGATGCGGTAGATGTGGTCGTCTTCCAGCACTACAAACTGCTCCGCTTTAATGTCCTCGCCGCCAAAGACGCGGGGAATGCTGACCATCCGGGTAAGCTGCACACCGGCTTGCTTTCCGGCATAAAATCGGGCAGCGTAGACCTCCCGCTCACAGTAAAAGTGGCTCGACGCAATGCGCAGGCGGCGCTGGAGAGGGGAGGACGCGGGAAGCAGGTCGCAGACGGTGCATACCTTGTCGTAGATCATCCCGTACCGCCTCCCATCTTCTGCTGCGCAAGCTTGCTGTTGAGCATCCGTCGCAGATACGTCGGCAGCTGCTTTTCCTCGGCGTTCGCGCGCGCCTTGTACATCCAGCCTGCCACCATCGCCGCGAGCATATCGTCGGCGTCACAGTCCGGCTGGAGCACAATGCCGCGTGTCGCGATAAAATCCGCCGCCTGTGTGAGAAGCCCCCGCAGGTAGGTCTCCTGTGCCTCGATGCAGCGCAGGATTCCGAGGTCAACCGTTAAGTAAGAGAGCTGCGCGTCCAGCGACATACACCGAGCCTCCCTTCTTAGCCAGCCTTCGCGGTCACGCTGCCGGAGCCGGCCGCAACCGCGCGGCCGTTGCCGTCGACCTCGACGACAGTCACAGTCTGGCCGGTCGTGCCGTCAATGGTCTTGTTCGCGGGCAGCTCCGTCCAGCCCTTGCCGAGCGTCTCGCCGTTGGAAACCGCGATAGCCTGACCGCCGACCTGATACTTGAGCGCACCCGAGCCGTTGCCCGCGACAGTCACAACGCTCTTGCCGTTTGCAGAGCCCGCGGCAGTCGTGACGATCAGGGTGCCGATGGCGGTGTTCGCGAGGTCCTTGCCGAAGGTCGTGGTCGTGGTGGGCGCGGTGTTGTTGTAGTTGATGAGGACAAACGCCTCGCCGATGGCGGGCTTGCCGTCGCGGCGCTGCATACCCTTGAAGCAGGTCTGGTTTTCCAGCCAGCGCACGTTGGTGTTGGACTCAATCGACGTGCCTTCGCGCTCAACCGAACGGTACAGGCTCATAAAGCCGCCCGCGATCTCGTTGTCCGGCATGACCTCCCACTCGACAATCTCGCCGCCGACGACCGGCATGGTGTTGTTGACGCCCGCAACCATTGCGGCAGCCGAGTTATAGGCCAGCGCACGGGACATGAGGTCCATGTGGGTCTTGCGGTTCATCGTCCAGATGACGGTGCCGTTGGAGTAGTCGGGCTTTGCCACGGCCAGTGCCGCGACCAGCGGCTGGAAGAATTCGACGCCGGTCTTGGACGCGATGTCGAGCTTCAGAATGTGGCTCGTATGAAGATCAGTGAACGCGGCCTGCTGAGAGCCCCACCAGGTGGGCTTTGCCGTCGCGGCAAGGCGCGTGATAATGCCGACCGGCATATTTTCGCCCGTGCCGAACCAGATGGACTTGTCGATCGCCTTGGCGAGCGACGCGGCAAGCGCCTGAAGGATGGTCGTTGCGAGCTGAAGGTCGCTGTCGTCCATCAGGATGGAGTTCGGGACGGCCATGTAGCCGCCAACCATAAAGCCGTCCATGGTGAGCTGCCAGAAGTTGATATCGAGCTCGTTGAGCTTGTCGGTCATCTCGGTCCAGATGGCTTCCGGCGCGATACCGGCGACGTTCTGGCGGGTCGTGCCGCGGAACGTGGTGGTGAAGACGAAGCGCAGGAACTTCGACTCCTGATACGTGAGGTCCCGCAGGATCGGCAGGAAGCCGTCCGGGATACCCAGCTCGCCGCCGGTGACGCTGCGCTGCTGGGCGCGAGCCTCGCGGACATTGCGGATAAAGGTGCGGACCTGCTCGGTCTGCATGAGCGTGTCGCGCTCGGCGTAGGTGAGGCCGAACCAACGGCGCTCGGTGGTGTTGTTCATGGGTACAAAGCTCCTTTCGTGGTGATCGTTGTTTCTGGTGTCAGAGTTGGACACCGCGGGATTGCTTGCCGGGGGCGGGGTCTGTTCGGCCTCCAGCCGGGCAATTTCCGCGCTGCGGGTGTCAATCTCGCCCTGGATGCGGGCAATCTCGGCGGCGTTCGCGCTGCGATCGTTTTCAAAAGCGTCCACAGCCACGGACACGGCGCTGCGCTCTGCGTCGGTGCTCGTCTCGGTGATCTCGCTGAGCGCCTGGCGAAGCTGCTCTTCTCTCGCGGCAAAGCCGTCTCTCGTCTGTTCCAGCGGCGTCAGCTGCGCGCGAAGCGCGGTGATCTCGCTGTTCAGGACTAAAACTCTAAGTGCTGCCATTTACGGGTTTCCTCCTAACTTCTTGTTCATTTCTGCGCGCCACGTTTCCAGGCGGCGCTTTTCGATTTCCTCAAAATCCCGCTTTCGGGCGCTGACCGAGGTCTGCTCATATGCCGGGAAGGTGCAGACGCTGACCTCATATAAGGGGTCAATTTCTTCGATTTCCCAGCGGTACTTTCCGTTTCCGAGGTCGCGGAAGGTCTCACTCTTGATGGCAAAGCCAAACGAGCACTGGTCGACGTCTCCGCGCTGGACTCTTGCATACAAGTTCATCGCGTCCACGTCGTCGCGGTTGATACGGACGCTGCCCCAGAGGCCGCGCTCATCCTGCTTGAGCGTCAGCGTGCCGGACTTTGTCCGGCCGAGGACTAAGCTTGTGTCGTGGTTGATGAGGGCTCGAATGTCGCCCGAGATCGAATTTGTGAAAGCGCCGGGCTTGATGATCTCGCTCACATCGTCCCACAGGGGATACTCCGAGTTGAATACTGCGAAGTAGCCTTCGATGTAGAGATCGCTCTCGGCTTCGCGCGTCTGAAACGCCTGCGGGATGCAGCGCACCTGACGCTGCTGTCTATTCGGTTCCACTGTCTCCACCTCCTCCTTGTGTAAGCTTTTTCTGGTCTGCGATCATGTCGCGCGGGATGTAGTTTTCCAAAATGACGAGCTCGTTCAGCCCCTCGCGCGGACTGAGGCCGACCCAGTCGCGCACCTCGTTGCCGGTCATAAGCCCGCGCACGTAGAGGTTGGACGAGACGTCCGCCAGCTCCTTCGTGCTGTAGCTGTAGAGCCTGCGCGTCGACATCGTAAAATAGAGGTCTGTCGCGTAAAGAAGCTTTCGCGTCAGCTCCTGACAGATGATGTTCGCGATCGTCGTGGCGGTCGTTTTAATCATGTGGTTGTGCTCGCTGTCCGAGTATGTGCCCACGCCCAGCATGAAGGGCGTCACGCCGACGAGCGCGGCCACGGCCTTTTTGTCGAGCTCCACACCGTCTTTGATGGCTAAATCGGAAAGGCTCAGCGGCTTGACCTGCTGCACGTCCATGAGGTCAGCCGGGACGATCCACGGCTCTCCGGCGCTAGATCCCGTGATGTAGTCGTCGATCAGACGGCGGCGGCCTGCCGGGTCGGAAAATTCGTCGGCCAGCGCGTCCACCTTCACAATGACGCTCGGCTTCCACTTATCGGACATAAAGCCCTTCTTCGTCGCCTGCTCCTGCCGGAGCGAGTTCACCACGTCAAGAAGGCTTATCCGGAGCCCGAGCCCCTGCCACGGGTGGTCGGGGTCGACCCAGCGCCGGAACTGGAGCACGGTCTCGGGGTTGTACTGCTGGCCGCGCCAGCTGATGTAGACCGTCTGACCTTCGTCCGGGCTCATCGCCTGCGCGCCCGGCATGGGGATAAGGTCGCGAAGCAGCCCGTCCCGCGTGACCGGAAGGAAGAAGGCTGTGCCGCTGGCGCTTGTGAGCATTGCCCAGACGATGGCAGAAATCAAATCCTTGCGCGTGCCGAAGCTCCATGGCGAAATATCCATAAACCGGGAAAGCGCGTTCCGCACGCGCACATCGCCGTCCGGCGTGTTCTGCATGAGCTGGATGGTTGCGTTCGACACGATATCGGCGAGGCCGCCGACCGCGGCCAGCACGTCCGGGCTGTCAGCGAGCCTGCAATAGCCCGGCACGCCAAGCGTGTCCTGATTCACAGCTCCGATCACGAATTTTCGCAGCGCGTCGTCCTGCGCGGATCTGCGCTGCACTTTTACTTTCAAGTGGCATCACCGTCCTCTCCTAAATCTCGGATAATTTGCAGCTCGCGTTCAGACAGTTCCCAAGTATGCGCCGCAGCCCTCTCCGCCGCAGCCCTCTCCGCCGCAGCCCTCTCCGCCGCAGCCCTCTCCGAAAGAAGGAGGCCACCGCCAAAGATGGCCTTCCTGTTAAGCCGCTGTGAGTCGAGCGCGCCGATTGCTGTGCAGTCGCTCCGGCGGACGGTCATGGCTACGCCATAATGCGCGTATTTTTGCAGCATAGCAGCCGTGAGAACGTGCATCGGGTAAGCGTATTTCGGCAAGGTCTTTGCCGTTTCTGCTTTGATCTGGCGCATAGCGGCGGCAATTGCCTCGCGAAGATCCGGCGCGGTCTCTGCCACAATGTCTTTGTCAAGGTTTGTCACAAATGCCGTCCGGACGACTGCGCCGTTCTCATAGGTAATATCTGCGTCGCAAATGATGTGGTTCATCCGAGTTGCGACGGTTCGCCCGCCAAAAGCTGTGAGACTCGGAGCAAATAAGAAATATGGGATGTCTTTGGCAAGATAGAATTTGCAAATTTCCGACAAGATCGAGAACGGCGGGTTGTCCAGAACGAGACAGCCTTCTGGGTAATCGTAATTTACGAAGTCGCCGCCCGGGAAAAAGGGACGAACGATGCAAGCCGGGTCGATGTCGTACCGATCGCACACCCAATCCCGAATAGCTGCATACACAAGCGGCGGCGTATAGCAGTCATCCGTGGTTTTTTTCGGCTCGAATTTTGCGACAAAGCTGTCGTATTCCGGGTTATCGTCAAACAAGCAGGCCTGCTCAAGCGCCACTATTTTCACCGCCTTTCTCTCTTGCTTCATACCAGCCTGCGCCCTTGGCGCTGGCGGTCAGGTCCTCCAGATATGCGCACGCGGCAAAGACCGAGCAGTCAAAGACGTCAATGCGCAGGTTTGGAGCGATTTTTTCGTACATCACCATGTCGTCGGCTTTTTCAATACCCGCGACATTCTGCACGCAGTACTCATAGGGCTCAGCGTGCAGGTAATAGAGCGTGCCCTGCTTCGCGCTCTTTTCCAGGTACCGGAAGCCCTCGGACTTGAGCGTAAAGCGCTGAATCTGTGCCTTGATCGGGAAGCGCTCCTTCTGCATCTCGACAAAATACTCGCGGCAGAACTTCGGGTCGTGCCCGACGCGGCGGATTTTGAAGCCATCGGCGCGCCGCTTTTTGAACCAGCGGACAACGTCCGAGTGGTTCGTCACCTTGTCGTTCGTCATGTCGAGCCAGCCGTCTTCCATCCAGCCGAACAGTGGAATCTGATCCTGCGTCGCTTTCACGACGGCAGCCGGCCGCGGGAACCAGCAATGCGGGATGATGATGTCCACGCCCTTGTAGTGCCCGAAGAGGCAGCAGGCCGTCAGGTCGTGCATCTTGGACAGGTCAGCGCCGCCGTACCAGCGGATGGGAAGCTTCGCGAGTTCTTCGATTGTCCAGTTATACTTTTCGTCGGACTTTCGGAACTCCTGAATATCGAACCACGCCTTGACGGCGTTCGTCGTGACGTTGAGCGACTTGTTGAGAAATTCCGGCCGGAGCATCGGGTTTTCGGCGGCGATGGCCGCGTCGTTGATCATGTCCTGCGGGCGGATGGAGTAGCCCCAGCCGGGGCTTGCCGCCTTCAATACAGCCGGGTCGAGAAGATCGACGTCGCCGTTTTCCTTCGTCGGCGCGGAGCAAAGAAAGCAGAAGATCGTGTCTGCGTAGTCGCCCGTGACCGTGCCGCGGAGGATCTTCCGGCAAAGCTCCAGATGCCCGAGGAGAAACCCCCGCGCGTTCGGACCGTTCGACGAGATGATGATTACGAGCTTGTTCGTGTAAGCCTTTGTCGCGTCTTTCAAAATCTGATACTGCTGCGGGCTTTTGTAGGTGTGCGCTTCGTCGGCAATAACGATGTTGCAGTTGAAGGAGTCCTGCTTGTCGGGGTTGGCTGCCAGGGCGTTGATGGAGATCATACCGTCGCCGACGTCTCCGGAGATCGATCGTTCCATGTTGTTGTCGATGATCCGAAGACCCGTTTCCGGCTCGTCCTTCACGGTCACGCCGAGGCGCGCGCAGTTGTATTTCAGGAAATCGAAGCCTTCGAGCGCCTGCTTGAGCGCGCCGCCGACCTCGTACACCTTTGAGCCGGACGCCCTCTCGTAGAGTGCCAGGGCGAAGGCGAGCGCCGCCGCGAAGGTGGTCTTGACGTTTTTTCGCGGGATGAAGTCCACAGCTTCTTTAAAGCGGCGGATCTTCGTGCCTGGCACATAGAACCCCATGATGTTGTAGACAATGAACTTGTGGTACGGCAGCAGCAGAAACGGCGTGCCACGCAGGGGCGTCGCGTCTAAGAATTCGCCCTGCTGGTGGCAGATCATCGTCTCGATGATGGCGATAATCTCGTTGGCAGGCTCTGCCCGGAACTCCCACTTGCCGGTGTCCAAGTCTGACACGTACCGGCGGCACGCGAGCACTGCGTCCTCGCAGAGCCCTGCTTCTCCGGAGAGGACCGACTCGACAAAGCGGTCGACCTCGCGCTGGTACTGCGCAGCGTGCTCTTCGGCGTGGCTTTTCGCCTCGGCCAGCAGCTGCTCGAGCTTGCTCGTGCCGCCCATCGGGACGTTCTTGGCGCGCGCCTTGTTAAGCCCCGTCGGCGTAAGCCCAAGCTGGTTGCGAAGTCCCTGCACCGTCGCGCGAAGATCCTCGACCGCCGTCCAGTACGGACTCTTGGCCGTGTACTCCGCGCCGGTCTTGTTGACCATCGTGCAGATCCGCTGTCCGCCTTGCTTCTTCCACTCCTTCTCGGCGCGGGAGAGTTCGCGCTCCGTCTTGGCCAGCTGTTTAATCGTCGGCTCAAATATTGCGTTGTACGTGCCGACAAGCTGCATGTCCTGCCGGATCATGTCTTCCCGCGCCATGTGGGTAACTTCCTTTCTCTGAGACTCTGCCAGACGCAGCGCGCGAACGCCGCGTCCAGTCAAAAAAGGAGGATGAATGACTCCGGGCACCGGCGGTGGTTCCCAATGCCGCCGAGCTGAACTGCGCCCGGCAGAGCCTCAGATGGTTTGCGTCTTTGCGCGCCCGCGTCGTTTGCGCCCGCGCCGCGCGATTCGAGATTTTCGCGCGTGTGCGCGCCTGGCAGTCTCGTCTGACCCCCTCCCTCGGTTTTCCCGCCGTCGGAAAGAGT